GGTGGCGGTGGAGCACATCCTCCAGGCGGTCCAACAGGAATTGGTGCTGTTGGTGGTATTGGTGGTGGTGGTGCGGGAACACAATCAGATTTATTTGCTAAAAGTGCCACACCGTTCACTGGTGGTGGCGGCGGTGGCGGTGGACATAACAGTGGTGGTGGACAACAAGGTTTTGGTGGAGCAGGTGGTTCGGGCATACTGATAATTAAACATGCATAAACATAACAATAAATAAGCAATCATGGCAAAAATATCAACCAAAGCACAATTCAAAACCTATTGCTTACGCAAGTTAGGTTTTCCTGTTATCGAAATCAACGTTGATGATGACCAGGTAGATGATCGCATTGATGAAGCACTTTCCTTTTGGCGTGATTATCATTACGATGGCACAGAAAAATTGTTTATGAAACATTGCATTACTGCTGCGGATATTAATCGGCAGTGGATTTATGCTCCTGATGCTATTCAATTTGTTATTGGTGTAATGCCATTTGATTTGTCTAACGCATCAATCAATATGTTTGATCTGCGTTATCAGTTGCGTCTGCATGATCTTTATGACTTCACATCGGTATCGTATGTGTCGTATGAAATTACAATGCAACACTTGCGTACATTGAATCTATTGTTCTCTGGTACCCCACAGTTTAGATTTAATCGTCACCAGAATAAAGTATTTTTAGACATTGATTGGACACGTGATGTTCAACCAGGCAACTACGTTATCATCGAATGCTATCGTGCATTAGAACCAGAAACAATTACACTGACAGGTACATTATCGTGTACTCCAAGTTCTAATACAGTTACCGGCACAGGCACAAAGTTTGATCAAGAACTGGTTGATTTTGACTTCATTACAATCGGCACCGAACAAAAACAAGTAAGAAAAATTTCAAGTCCTACATCTTTAGAGTTAGAAGGTAATACCGCAATAACCTATACGAATGCAACTGCTACGATTGAGGGTGTAACTGATGTATGGAACGATAGATTTCTAAAGAAGTATGCATGTGCATTGATTAAACGTCAATGGGGTTCTAATCTCAAAAAGTTTTCTGGTATTCAAATGCCAGGTGGTGTCACATTAGATGGTCAAGTAATTTATGATGAAGCAGTCGCAGAGATCGATAAGATGGAAGAAGAAATCTACATGATGGGTTCATTACCGTCTGAAATTTTGACTGGTTAAATGTGGCAACCAACTTCTACTTCAATAATTTTCCTGCTAATCAGATAACCTCTGAGCAACTGCTCGTAGAGGACTTGGTTATTGAGGCGTTGAAAATTTATGGCATGGATGTTTATTATCTACCACGCACCACACGTGATCAAGTAGATTATTTGTTTGGTGAAGATACACTCAAAGAATATCGCACCGCTCATCCAATTGAAATGTACCTTGAGAATGTAACAGGTATGGATGGTGAACAAGACTTCATTTCTAAATTTGGTTTAGAGATTCGTGATGAAGTTACCATGTTAGTATCACGCCTACGATTTCGTTATACTGTAAATGGTTATACTCGTCCACGTGAGGGTGATCTAATCTATATTCCATTACTCACTGGATTTTTTGAAATCACTTATGTTGAACATGAGAATGATCAATCAATGTTTTACACATTAGGCCGTGGTCGTGGTGGTAATGTGTATGTGTATGCTTTGAAGATGAAACAGTACGTATTCTCTAATGAGATTATTGATACCGGCATTAAAGAAATTGATAGTCAAATTGTCGATTACTATCCAAAGATAAAATTGTCGTTCTCTTCTGGTGGTACAGGCAGTTATATAAATGATGAAATTGTTTATCAAGGTGCCAACTTAGCATTCGCAACAGCACAGGCAATAGTTCATGATTATGTACCAGGTCAGTCTGTTGAAGTATATCGGGTTCAAGGCAATTTTACTACGGGTATACTTAAAGGTAATACAAGCACAAGCACAAGTCGGACAATCAATGTTATTTCTGACACCGCAACTATGAATAACGCATTTGAGGATATATTTGACAATGCTCGTATTGAAGCAGCATCGGATGGCATCATTGACTTTACGGAACAAAATCCGTTTGGAGAACCGTAATGTTAGGTAATGCTCAGTTCTATCATCGCACCATTCGTAAGATGGTTGTTGTATTTGGTACACTCTTTAACGATTTAGAGATTGTTCGATACACACAAGCAGGTGTTCCAAAAGAAAAATGGAAAGTACCACTTTCATATTCGCCTAAAGAAAGATTTCTAACGGCAATTACTTCTGATCCAGATTTAATCAAATCGATCAACACAGTTGTTCCACGCATGTCATTCAATCTCGACAGTTTGGAATATGATGCCAATCGCAAACAGGTATCTACTCTGATGAACTTTGCTAAGAGTAGCGACAACACTACGGTAAGCACACAGTTTGTTCCTATACCATATAACTTTCAGTTTTCATTGTCGATCTATGTTCGTAACACGGAAGATGGCACACAAATTCTAGAACAGATTCTACCATTTTTTACACCAGATTTCAATGTTATGGTAGACTTTATTCCTGAGATGGATCAGAAATATAATGTACCTATTGTGTTAGATTCGGTGGCATCAACGGTAGAGTATGAGGGTGGATTGACTGAAGGTTCAACACGTTTGATTCTTTGGGACTTAACATTTACTGCCAAGAGTTACATTTGGCCGCCAGTTAAATCTGGTAAGTATATTAAGACTGCAAATACTAATTCATTCATTGACCTGACTACTAAAGATATTCAAAAAGTCTATGTTGACTATGCAAATGGCTTTGGAACATTTGCTCAAGGCGAAACTCTTCGGGCTAACAACTCTGAATTATTTGGAACTGTAGATTACTTCAGCAATACCTCAACTGGTGCATTAGTGGTAACTGGTGCTAATAAAATTATTAAAGTTGGTGATAATCTAACGGGTGACTATACTGGTGCATCATATAATGTTGTTGTAACAAATATTAATTCACTAAATGTTGTGCAGATAAAAACATCTACTAACCCCGCAAATGCTGTTTTTGGAAATGACTTTGGATTTATTGAGACCATAAAAGAATATCCTAACACATTATGAAAAAACTAAATGCGAATCTCTCAGAGATATTTGATGTTGAACCAATTAAAGAAGCACCAAAAGTAGAAACTTTACCTGCTGTGGTAGAATATGCCGATCCAGTAAATGCTGATGCAGACTTTGCAAGAGACAACATTCGTGGATTGGTAACTCAAGGCAATCAAGCAGTGGATGAATTGATGCTCATAGCACGTGATGGTCAACATCCACGGGCATTTGAAGTGTTGTCTGGTCTAATGAAGAACTTGGCAGACATGAACAAAGACTTGCTTGAGATACAGAAACGCAAAAAAGATTTAGCACCAAAAGCAGAAGCACAAAACAATCTGAACATAGATAAAGCAGTGTTCGTAGGTTCTACTGCACAATTGGTAAAGATGCTTAAAAATCAAAAACAGGAAACGTAATGGAAACACTAATTGAACAACTTAAAACAATTCTAGGTACAAACTTTGCTTTGTATTTAAAGGCACATGGTTATCATTGGAACGTTGAAGGACCGAACTTTCCACAATACCATGATTTCTTAAATAATCTTTACACTTCTTTATTTGCACAGATAGACCCTATTGCAGAACATCTTCGTGCATTGAATTCATATGCGCCAGGTTCACTTTCTCGTATGCTTGAACTTGCAGACTTACAAGAAGCAACAAACATACCAGATGGTATTACAATGATGCGTGACCTTGCTGCCGACAATGACCGTTTCATAATGCATCTTCGTGCTGGTATTGTTGCTGCCGATGGTGCTAACGAACCTGCTGTAGGTAATTTTTTACAAGACATTTTAGATGCACACCAAAAACATGGATGGATGTTGAGAAGCATCATTAAATAAAATGGATGACGGATACCTTGGTAATGCCCGATTAAAAAGAATAGGCACTGAACTATCCTATACTGAAGAACAAGTATTAGAAATCGCAAAGTGTGCAGATGATCCTGTATACTTTATTAAAACTTACGTTAAGATTGTCAACGTTGACCGTGGTCTTATCACATTCGACATGTGGGATTTTCAAGAGGACATGGTACGTACCTTTCATGAGAATCGATTCACTATCGCAAAGATGCCACGGCAAGTAGGTAAGACAACTACCACTGTGGGTTATATGTTATGGGCAGCAATCTTCAATGAAGAGTATACCATTGGTATTCTTGCCAACAAAGGTCAGTTGGCACGTGACATTCTAAGTCGTATTCAAAAAGCATATGAATATCTTCCTGCTTGGTTGCAGCAAGGCATCATGACATGGAACAAAGGTTCGTTAGAGTTAGAGAACGGTTCTAAAATATTTGCGTATGCCACATCATCCGCAGGTGTTCGTGGTGGTACATACAACTTAATCTTTCTTGATGAGTTTGCTTTCGTTCCACACAACATGGCAGTTGAGTTCTTTACATCAACGTATCCTGTTATCTCTTCTGGACAAACCTCTAAAGTAATTATCGTTTCAACTCCTAATGGATTGAATCTATTCTACAAGATGTGGACAGATGCCATTGAAAAACGTTCGACATATAAGACACTTGAAGTTCACTGGTCACAAGTTCCAGGCAGAGATGTTCAGTGGAAAGAAGAAACAATACGAAACACTTCTGAAGAACAGTTTCGACAAGAGTTTGAAACCGAGTTTATTGGTTCATCGGCAACACTTATTTCAGGTGCAAAATTACGTTCACTAGCATTCCATGAACCAATGAGAATGGAAGAGAATTTTCACATCTATGAAGAACCAATTCCAGGACATCTTTACATTGCAACAGTAGATTGTTCAGAGGGTGTAAATTTAGATTATTCTACAATCAACGTTCTTGATGCAACACAAGCACCATACAAACAAGTTGCCAGATATCGTAATAATAGACTACCACTATTGTTCTTTCCAACAGTCATTTACTCAATTGCTAAACGATATAATGAAGCATTTGTACTGGTAGAAACTAACAACATTGGTCAGCAAGTGGTAGACATTCTACACTATGACCTAGAGTATGAGAACATTTATAAAACAGAACAGCACCATATCAAAGGACAGTCCATCTCATCAGGATTTAAAAGGTCAACTTCATTTGGTATCAAGACAACCAAGTCGGTTAAGAAGATTGGTTGTGCCAACTTAAAGACTCTGGTAGAGAATGACAAGTTGATCATTAATGACTTTGATACAATCAATGAGATGAATACCTTTGTCAGAGTAAGAGATTCATATGCAGCAGAAGAAGGTAGTAACGATGATATTGTGATGGGATTGGTATTGTTTTCTTGGTTGACGGCACAGTCGTTCTTCAAGGACTCTACCAATATTGACATCCGTAAGATGATGCTGAACGAACAAAATATGTTGATTGATGAGACTATGACACCGTTTGGATTTATAGAAAACGGTCTCCAAGAAGAGGTCGAAGATGATGGTGAGGACCGTTGGCACTTTGCTGAAAAGCGTGGTTATCCAATGTCAAGATTATAAAAAACTAAATAGACTATCAAAGACAATTGACCCAACAATTAAAGGAGAAATCCAATGGCATTTCAATTATCAGCGGGCGTAAATGTATCAGAAATCGATCTGACCACAGTTATTCCTTCGGTTGCAACTTCTACAGGTGCATTTGTAGGACCTTTTGCTTGGGGACCATGCAGTGAAGTTACCACAGTATCAGACGAAGTTAGTCTGGTAAATAAATTTGGTAAACCAGATGAAAATAATTATGAATATTGGTTCTCAGCAGCAAACTTTCTAGCATACGGAAACAATCTAAAAATAGTTCGTGCAGTACAGACAGGAGCAGGTGGCTCAAATAATGCAACAGCAAATACTGGCACCGGCATTTTAATTAGAAACCTTGATGATTGGACTGCAAATCAACAAGGCAATGCAGACGGCACACAAAATGGGTGGGCTGCTCGTTGTCCCGGCTCATTGGGCAATACACTCAAAATCTCTGTAGCAGATGGTGGCTCTTACGCTGGATGGACATACGCATCTCAGTTTACTGCAACTCCAAACACATCGGCATATGTTGCAAGTAGAGGTAACAGCAACGCAAACGATGAACTTCATATTGTAGTTATTGATGAAGATGGCCTCTTTACTGGCACAGCAGGTACAATTCTAGAAAAATATCCCTTTGTTTCTAAAGCATCTGATGCGAAAGATGATTCTGGTAATTCAAACTATTACAAGAATGTTATTGCTGCTCAGTCACAATATGTACATTGGTTAGCACACCCTGCTTCTGCAAACTTAGGTTCTGGTACTGCATGGGGTTCAATAGCAAATACCTCCGCATTTAAAACTACTACAGGCAATCTAACCTTCTCATTTTCTGGTGGCTCAAACGGTTCAATTGGTACTTCACAGATTACGTCTGGATGGGATTTGTTCAAGAATGCCGAGTCTGTTGATATTTCATTGTGCGTTACTGGTACAGGTAACTCAACTATTGCTACGTATGTGGTTAGCAATATTGCAGAGTCTCGTAAAGATTGCGTGGCATTTGTTTCGCCAACTAAAGCGACTAATGTAAACAATCCAGGTAATGAATCCGCAGCAGTTATTACATATCGAAATTCTTTAACTTCGAGTGGTTTGCCAATTACATCTTCTTATGCGGTGATGGATTGTGGTTACAAATATCAGTACGACAAATATGCTGACCTTTATCGTTGGGTACCATTAAATGGTGACATTGCTGGGTTGTGTGTACGTACAGATAATGACCGTGATCCTTGGTTCTCACCAGGCGGTTTGAATCGTGGTGTAATTAAGAACGTAGTTAAACTTGCTTGGAATCCAACTAAGACTGAACGTGATAACCTGTATCTTGCGGGTATCAATCCAGTTGTTTCTTTCCCAGGCGAAGGCACAGTTCTGTTTGGTGATAAAACATTGTTGAATAGACCTTCGGCGTTTGACCGTATCAATGTTCGCCGTTTGTTCATTGTGCTTGAAAAATCAATTGCACGTGCCGCACGTTTCTCATTGTTTGAATTCAATGACCAATTTACTCGTGCCCAGTTTGTAGCAATCGTAGAACCATTCTTGCGTGAGGTACAAGGTCGCCGTGGTATCACTGACTTCCGTGTGGTCTGCGATGAGACAAATAACACTTCACAAGTTATTGATTCGAATCAGTTTATTGGTGACATTTATATTAAACCAGCACGTTCGATCAACTTCATTCAATTGAACTTTGTTGCCGTTCGCACAGGCGTACAGTTCAGTGAAGTTGTCGGCACGTTCTAAATAGAGAGAAACAGGAGAAAATAAATGGCATTTAATGTAAATCAGTTCCGTTCACAATTACAAGGTGACGGTGCCCGCCCAAATCTATTTGAGGTAAGTTTGCCGTTTCCTGCGTTCTCAATACCAGGAAACGCACAAACTAAAATGACGTTCATGTGTAAGACAGCACAACTGCCAGGTTCGACACTTGGTACTGTGCCCGTTTCATACTTTGGCCGTGAATTAAAGTTTGTGGGAAATCGTTCATTTGGAGATTGGACAATCACAATCATCAACGATGAAGATTTTATAATTCGCAACGCATTTGAACGTTGGATGAACGGTATCAATAGTCACAATCTAAACATTCGTAATCCGGTTGCGGGTACGCCACTAGGTTATTCAGTGGATGGTGATGTTGTTCAGTATGGCAAAAAAGGAGACACATTAAAGAAATATAAATTTGTTGGTTTATTCCCAACCGATGTGTCTCCAATCGATGTTGATTGGGGTTCAAATGATGCGATTGAAGAATTTTCTATTACTATGTCTTACCAGTGGTGGGAATCAATAGCAGACGGCGTGATCTAAGAGTAGGGGATTCTCCCTACTTTTATCTATAGGATGAAAGATTAATGGCAATTAAATTATTCGGCTTTACGTTAGGCTCAAAGGATGTCGTTCAGGTAGAGAAACCTGAACAGGCATCTTTTGCCTTACCTTCTGCCTCAATTGACGATGGTGCAGTTACAGTTACACAGAATGCTTATTACGGAACCTATGTTGACTTAGAAGGTTCAGTGCGTAATGAGATAGAACTAATCACACGTTATCGTGAAATGTCCAATCACCCAGAATTGGATATGGCAATTGATGAGATTGTCAATGAAGCGATATCTCATGATGAAGCAGGTAAAGTTTGTGATATCGTAATGGATAATCTCAAGCAACCTGAATCGATCAAAAAGAAAATCAACGAAGAGTTTCAGAACATTCTAAAAATGTTGAACTTTTCTAACCTTGCTGATGACTTATTTAAACGTTGGTACATTGATGGACGATTGTTCTATCATGTTGTTGTCAACGATAAGAATCCAAAAGAAGGTATACAAGAACTAAGGTACATTGATCCACGTAAGATTCGTAAAGTGCGTGAGATCAAAAAAGATCGTGATCCTAAAACAGGTGCATCGATTGTAGTATCTACTGCTGAGTATTATGTCTTTAATGATAAAGGACAGACTACTCAAACATTTACATCAAATGTAGGCCAAGGTATTCGTATTGCACCAGATTCAATTATTAATGTGAACTCTGGTTTGATGGATGCGAAGAATACATTTGTTATTTCATATCTACATAAGGCAATCAAACCACTCAATCAACTCAGAATGATTGAAGATGCGATTGTTATCTATCGTATTAGTCGTGCTCCTGAGCGCCGTATATTCTACATTGACGTTGGTAACTTACCACGTGGTAAAGCAGAACAGTATCTCCGTGATGTTATGGTCAAGTATCGTAACAAGATGGTGTATGATGCGAACACTGGTGAACTTCGTGATGAACGTAAGCACATGTCGATGCTTGAAGATTTCTGGTTGCCCCGCCGTGAAGGTGGTAAGGGTACAGAGATTACTACATTACCGGCAGGTCAAAACTTAGGTGAATTGGAAGATGTTAAATACTTTCAGAAGAAATTATTACAGTGTTTGAATGTACCGTATTCACGCCTTGAAGAAAACGGTGGTGGTTTTGCAGGCATGGGTCGTTCACAAGAAGTTACCCGTGACGAATTAAAGTTTGCCAAGTTTGTTACCAGACTTCGTAATAAGTTTACACAGTTATTCGATCATGCTCTGCGTATCCAGTTGGTGCTCAAAGGTATTTGTACATTGGAAGAATATGAAGATTTCAAAGAAGATATCTACTATGACTTTCAGAAAGACAATAACTTTACTGAGATGCGAGCCTCAGAGTTGTTGCAGAATCGTTTACAGATGTTGCAGTTAGTTGATCCATATATTGGTCGATACTTCTCTAACCATTACGTCAAGAACAAGATTCTGATGATGACGGATGAGGAGATTGAAGAACTGGATGAACAACTTGCAGAAGAAAAAGATTCATTACCAGATGACATGCAAGGTCCGGTAATGAATGCTCCACAAGGTGGTGATGACCCTAATGAGTTCCCACCAGAAGATAACACCGCAGAGAATACCGAAGATCAGGAGTCATTGACACCTGATCTTGACAAAGAGGTAGATAAGTCTGTAGTGAGCATAAATACTAAACGCAAATAGGAGTCGTTATGGATATTCAAGATATAATTAATAACATCGCAGCAGGTGAAAACGTTGCTGCTAAAGAAGGATTAGAAGATGCCTTATCAGCGAAAGCGTTCGATGCGTTGCAGGGTCGCAAACAAGAAATCGCTTCTGCTCTATATGCTGGACCAGAGCAAGAGTCTGAAGAAGATACAGATCACGAAGAAGATGAAGAACAAGAAGAAACAGAACAAGAATGAAATCGTTACTAGACTTTAAACTTATTACGGAAGAAGAGAAGAAAGACTATTCAAAGTTTGATGCTCTCGTTCGTGCAGGTTTAGCAAACAAAGCACAGGTGCAACGTATTCACAAGATACTGGATAAGATGGGTGAAGAGAAACCTAATTTTAATCCTGCTGACCGGGCTATATTGCAGAACTTGTTTAACCGTATGGTAGATTTAATCTCTAACAACAAACAAATTTATTCTAAAGCAAAACAAGCAGTGCGTGAAGAGTTGGACGAAGCGGCGCCAAGTGCAACAAGTGATGTTGCGTTTGTACCTGATCCACCAGCAGTTCTAGTTATCAAACGCCGTGCAGTAAGATTGTATCCAGATGGCACACGTGTTGCTTTGTATTACAGTGATAAATTAAAAAGATATTTTACGGTGCCTTATGCAACTATGAGTTCAGGTCTTTCTGCAATTCAAGCAGAAAACTTTATTGCTGAGTTGAGATCATCAAGCAGATTGGTAGAGAATACCACACTAGAGTTGGAAGATAATACTCAAGTAGAATTAGACACTGAAATGATAGAACATATTGTATATGCTTATGATGGATTAGAAGATAACAACAAAGACAGATTTGTAGACTTACTAACAAGTTCGGTAGAAGGTTTTGACAAGGCATATGAGTTTTCTAGATCACATTATTCAGTCTAAACTAGATGAAGCCCGTGAGGCTATTTTTGCTCGTTTGGATGAAATTGTTGCTCAGAAACTTGAAGAAGCAAAACCATTTGTTGTCGATGAGATATTTGAAGAAGTTGAATGGGAAGAATTGGATGAGGCGACTAAGAAGCGCAATCCAAACATTCAAAAGATGGGTAGAATTACTAAGATTCGCAGGCGTATTCGCCGCAACAAAAAAGGTAGAATCATAGTACAACGAAATGTTCGCAAATCGGGCATTAAAGGTTATAGATTGTCAGGTAATAGTGTACGTAAGATACCTGCAACAGTAAGAATAGCAAAAGCACGAAAACTAAAACGTTCGTGGAAAACAACAAGAAGATCAAAACTTAGGCGTACATTGATGAAAAGAAAAATGTCGATGCGCCGTAGAACATCTATGGGACTAAAGTAAAATGCCAATTGAATACAACAATACATTAAGAGGTACCTCAGTCATTAGGATTGAGGGTATTGGAACTCACTATATTAATCTCACAGATTTGAGAGCCAATACAACAACTGAAACAGTTACCGCATTTGACATTAAGAGACTCTATTGGTCAACGAATGGCAATATTACCATCGTTCGTAATGGTGAGAATATGGTTGCTCTTCATACCGCAGGTAATATGCATCTTGATGATTTAGGTTATGTACTTGCAACCAATCGAACATCAAATGCTAACGTGATTGTTACAACAGGTGGCACGTTGATTATGGAAATAGGTAAACAGGCAACATACAATGTTGATCCATACACAGGAATTGCTATCTAATGAAACTAATTAAAGAACATATTGAGGACGTAAAGTACCTCACAGAGACCACAGAGAGTGGCAAAAAGAATATGTACATCGAAGGTCGTTTTCTGGTTGGCGATGAAGTCAATCGAAACAATCGCATGTACAAGATGGATACATTACGCCAGGAAGTTGCACGATATACCAAAGAGTATATTGATTCGAATCGTGCCCTTGGTGAACTAGGACATCCAGACACCCCTTCATTGAATCTGGAACGTGTGTCACATAAGATTGTAAGTCTTGTAGAAGATGGTAATACTTTCAAAGGTAAGGCACTTGTTCTCGAAACTCCATACGGTATGATTGTTAAGAACTTTATCGACTCTGGTGTTAATCTTGGTGTATCTAGTCGTGCTATGGGTTCTGTGGTCATGACAAAAGAGGGTTACAATCTAGTTCAAGATGATTTGCGCCTTGCTACAGCGGCAGATATTGTTGCTGATCCATCTGCACCAGGTGCTTTCGTTCAAGGAATTATGGAAAATAAAGAATGGTTGTTTGTCGAGGGGCGATTTGTCGAAGTAGATTTTGACAATGCTAAGAGGCAGATTCGTCAGGCACCACGTAGTCAGGTAGAGTCGGTTGCCCTGAAACTATTTGAAAATTACCTATCAAAACTTTAAAATTTATAAATAAGAAATCATAAGGAGATATCCAATGGCAACAAACAAACTCATGGAAGCGGCGGCTGAAATTCTTGCAGGAAGCAAGAAGTCTGCATCTGCTATGCCAATGCAAAAACCTGAAGGTGCTGATGTCCAAGACTTAGGTGGTGATACACCGGAAAAACCTCTGGATAGTAAACTCGATGCAACCAGAGGTGTTAAGTCTGCAACTGCTCCAACTACTAAACCTTCCGCTGCATCACCAGATACTCAGAACCATCCTGCTGGTGGTAAAAACACTATGCGTGAAGATGAAGAGCAAGACGAAGAATTGCTCGACGATGAAGCAGAAGATACGATTGCTGAATTTAAATTACGCATGAAAGAAGATGTCGATGCCTTATTTGGCGATGACCAAACTATTTCGGAAGACTTTAAATCAAAAGCAGCAACCATTTTTGAAGCACGTGTATTTGACCGTGTTGCACAGATTCAAGAAGAAATCGAAGCCGAATATGCTTCAGTGCTTGAAGAAGCAGTTGAGCAAATCAAATCCGATTTAACAGAGAAGGTAGATGACTATCTGAACTACGTTGTAGAGCAGTGGATGGAAGAAAATCAAATCGCAATTGAAAGCGGTCTGCGTTCTGAAATCACAGAAGATTTTATCGCTGGTCTCCGTAACCTGTTTGCAGAAAACTATATCAATGTTCCCGAAGAGTCAGTTGATTTGGTAGAAGAGTTAGCGGCTAAAGTCGAAGAACTCGAAACTAAACTCAATGAAGAAATTGAGACTAACATTGTATATAAAAAGGCTTTGACCGAAGCAATTAAAGATCAATTGACAGCAGAAGTATGTGAAGGTTTAGCCGCAACACAAGTTGAAAAAATCAAATCACTTGCAGAGAGTGTAGACTTTTCCACAGAGGAAGAGTTTGTAGATAAACTTGAAACGTTGCGTGAAAACTATTTTCCATCTGGTATCCAGAAAGCGAAAGTATCACACCTTCAAGAGCAATTTGAAGATGCTGAAGGCGAAAAGAAATCAACAAGTTCTGATCCTTTTATTGCCGCAGTATCACAAGCGATTTCAAAAACAAAAATTTAAAAAATAAACAAGGAGATATAAATGTATTTGTCCGAAGAAAATCAACAAAAATGGGCATCGGTACTGGATCATCCAGACCTCCCAGCAATTAAAGACCCATATCGCCGTGCTGTTACTTCTGTTATTCTAGAGAATCAACTGAATGAAATGCGTAAAGAAGCAGGCATTTTGCACGAAGCAGGTTCGCCAACTAACTTTGCTGGTACTGGTGGTTTCGGTGGCGGTGCTGCTGCTGCTGGTCCTGTTGCTGGTTTCGATCCAATCCTTATCAGTTTGGTTCGCCGTTCGTTGCCTAATCTGATTGCTTATGACATCTGCGGCGTTCAGCCAATGACTGGTCCTACAGGTCTGATTTTTGCAATGCGTACCAAGTACGATTCGCAAGGCGGTACTGAAGCATTCTACAACGAAGCCAATACCAACTTCTCTGGCGCTAATGGTGCTCTTGCAACTGGTTCGATGACCATCTCTGCTAACGGTACTGACGTTCTGTTGGGTAACGCATCACCAGGTGCTGCAATGACAACTGGTTCTGCTGAAGCCTTAGGTGACGGTGCATTAAGTAACACATTCCAACAGATGGCATTCTCGATTGAGAAAGTTACTGTTACTGCTAGGACCCGTGCTTTGAAAGCAGAATACTCAATGGAATTGGCACAAGACTTGAAAGCAGTTCATGGTCTTGACGCTGAAACTGAATTAGCAAACATTCTGTCTGCTGAAATTCTTGCTGAAATTAACCGTGAAGTTATTCGCACAATTTACTACGTTTCGAAGCGTGGCGCACAAGCCGGTACAACTACTAAAGGCGTGTTCAATCTGGATACAGATTCGAATGGTCGTTGGATGGTTGAAAAAATCAAAGGTTTGGCATTCCAAATCGAACGTGAAGCAAATCAAATTGCCAAGACAACTCGTCGTGGTAAAGGTAATGTGATGATCGTTTCGTCTGACGTTGCATCTGCTTTAGCAATGGCTGGCATTCTTGATTATCAATCGGCTCTGGCTGGTCAAGTATCGTTGACAGTTGATGACACTGGCAATACATTTGCTGGTACACTCTTCGGTCGTATCAAAGTGTACATCGATCCGTATGCACAAACTGGCTCTACTGCTGAATTTGCAGTTGTTGGTTACAAAGGTACGAATGCTTATGATGCAGGTTTGTTCTACTGCCCATACGTTCCTCTGCAAATGGTTCGTGCTGTTGATACTGGTACATTCCAACCTAAGATCGGCTTCAAGACTCGTTACGGCATGGTTGCAAACCCATTTGCCGAAGGTACTGATCAAGGTCTGGGTCGTATCAACGTAGTTGGTGTAAACAACTACTATCGTTCGTTTGGTATCACTAACTTGATGTAATCTAAAGTCTCAACTATTCTTATAACAATAAGAGACTGATTAGGGGAAGAAGAAATTCTTCCCCTTTTTTTATCCATATAAATAGAGATATGACTGTACTCAATAGAAATCCTTCTAATCCAAATATGCTCCAAGGGAATAAGTTCACACTGAACTTTTCTAGAGCGCCCAATCTACAATACTTTTGTCAGACAGTAACACTGCCTGGTCTTTCAACGTCCGAGATACCAGTGGCCAATCCATTTGTTGAACTGTATGCTCCAGGTGAGAAAGCAATCTACGATACTCTGAATGTTACCTTTATGGTAGATCAAGAGATGACTGGTTGGTTAGAGATACACGATTGGCTTCGTGCATTAACGTTCCCAACAGAATTTGAAGAGTACACTAGATTAGGCAAATTGAATCAATTTTCTACTGCTGCCAATTCTAAGACACCTCAGTATGCAGATGGTTCAATAACTATACTTTCAGCATCAAACAAACCTTATTTCAGATTCAACTTCGTTAATCTATTTCCAATTGCCATTGGTGGATTCATGATGTCAACTACCGATACTCCAGAAAGTATTATTACCTCTGACGCCACATTCAGATTTACCTATTATGATGTTGAAAAATTGATTTAGATGTGATATCCTTCTAAAGAGGAGATAAACTATGAGCAAACTTGATGATGTATTAAAAATGTGGGCAGACGATTCTAACATAGATCGTACTGAACCAGGTAAAGCACTAATCGACATTCCTAAACTTCACAGTAAGTATCTTAACATTCTATCACAACATAGACTGTTGGTGAGAGATGCTGAGTTCAAATATAACCGCATGAAGAAACTCAAGTGGGAATACTATACAGGTAAATTGGATGACGATGACTTGAAGAAGTATGGTTGGGAACCATTCCCATTCACCCTCAAATCAGACATTACTACATACTTGGATGCCGATGAAGATATCAATAAGTATCTAGCATCTAAGATGATGCATGAAGAAGTCGTTGATGTTTGTAATGCCATATTAAAAGAACTGAACAACCGCACATGGGAGTTGAGGTCGTTCATTGATTGGGAAAAGTTCATACAAGGTGTCTGATCTCGTTTTATATAAACAGAATGAAGCATTCATTCGATTCGCATGTGACAAAGGCATAGCACAAGAACTTGCCGACTACTTCACGTTTTACGTTCCAGGTTATCAGTTCATGCCGGCATACAAGAATCGACTCTGGGATGGAAAGATACGACTTGCTGATCTTCGTTCCTCAACAATATATCATGGTCTTGTTCCGTACATAGAGAAGTTTTGCACTGAAAGAGGCTATAAGTTAGATATTGATTCAACAGTAAATGGTACTGTAAACTTCTCTGTGAAGGAGGCTAATGACTTTATTAATGATTTGAATCTGGACACAAGCATTATAGCACAAGGCGCAAGAGACTATCAAGTAAAATCATTCATCACTGCCGTAAGAAGTAAAAGAATGTTGTTATTATCGCCAACAGGTTCAGGTAAATCTCTGATACAATACTTTATACTGAGATATTTGCAGTCTAAAGATTACAAAAAAGGTTTGTTAATCGTTCCGACAACTTCTCTTGTTGAGCAAATGTATTCTGATTTTGTGTCCTATGGTTATGATTCAGAACAATACTGTCATAGGCAATACTCAGGTAAAGATAAAACTACTGAGAAGTTTCTGACTATCACAACATGGCAATCAATCTATAAGAACCCACCAGAATATTTTGAGCAGTTCGATTTTGTTTTGGGTGATGAGGCACATCAGTTTAAAGCAAAGTCATTGACAACTATCATGACTGGTCTGACCAAAGCAAAATATCGAATTGGTTGCACAGGTACGATTGATGGCACACAAACACATAAACTTGTTCTTGAAGGTTTATTTGGTCCAGTATATCAATCTACAACCACCGCAAACCTAATTGAAAATAAACAATTAGCCGATTTTAAAATTAAATGTTTGGTGTTGAAATACTCAGAAGATATATGTAAGCAGTCACGTGAGTGGAACTATCAATCCGAAATAGACTACATAGTCAGTAGTGTTGCCCGAAATGAGTTCATTCGTAATCTAGCATTGTCATTGGAAGGTAATTCACTTGTATTATTTAACTTGGTCGAGAAACATGGTAAGCACCTTCACAAACTCATTAAAGAGAAGGCTGGTGATCGCCACGTTTTCTTTGTGTATGGTGGAACAGACGTTGAAATCCGTGAGCAAGTTCGTGAGATTACAGAGACACAAAATGATGCAATCATCGTTGCCTCTTACGGCACTTTTAGTACCGGCATCAATATACGCCATTTGCATAATGTTATATTTGCTTCTCCAAGCAAATCCCGAGTAAGGAATTTACAATCTATTGGTCGTGGTCTTAGAATTGGTGAGAATAAAACAGAAGCAGTTCTATATGATATTGCAGATGATTTTCGTATTGGTAAACATGTTAATTATACCTTGCAACATTTGCAAGAACGTGTTAAGATATATGATGATGAAAAATTCAAATACAAGTTCTACAACATAGAGGTCAAGAATGCATAAAGTAAAAATTATAAGAATGCAGACTGGTGAAGATATTATGGCATCTATGATAGGTGAAGAAGCAGAGGAAACAGTTCTTCTGGAAGACCCAATGAGATTGATTTATCGCCGTATGCCTACAGGGCAAACTGTAATGATGATGATGCCGTGGTTACCGGTAGAACTAATCAAAGATAATAATGCTTTAATATACAACTCTGATATAGTTACTATTATTGATCCGAAAGAATCGATGATAGAATATTATGAAAATCTTGTAATCAAAACTTTGCTTGAAATGGAAAAGTCAGAAGATATGATTGCAGGACTATTGAAAGATCAAGCCGGTGAAGAAGATACTGAAGGCGAAGAAGAATATAGTATGGAAGATTTAATCCAATTTGTAGAAGAAGTGAAGAACAGAACATTACATTAATATAGGTGATTCGTTATGATAGAAAATATGATTAAAGAACTTAGCAGAATTGCTAAGCCAA